CTAACTAAATTCATGGGAACAGAAGTTGAAATAACTTCGGCATGGATTTCACCTAAAAACTTTTTTGAAATACTAACAGAAGAACTATCTGGTTATGACCCAGAGGTAGAACTTACCATGACCTATGTGGATGAGTTTTATAACTTTGCTGGTGCGTATTGGTTTGCAAATCTATACGGTCCTGGCGGAGGACTTGGCAATAGGGAAGAGAGTGGTGGTTGGTTTAAAATAGAGCATGATAAAATTGAAGATTCAAACCCTTCAGATCTGCCTGACTATATAACAGATACAATAGAACTTTGGGGGCAAGAAGGATGCGCTTAGATTATAAAGGTGTAGGCAAAGTAGGAATTACCTGTAGCACATTTGATTTCTTACATGCTGGCCATGTTGTTATGTTAGAAGAAGCCAAACGACATTGTGATTATCTTATTGCAGCATTACAAGTGGATCCAACCTTAGACAGAGAATTTAAAAATTATCCTGTTCAAAGTATCGTGGAAAGACAAATACAGTTAGCTGCTGTCAAGTTTGTAGACGAGATTGTTATGTACAATACTGAAAAGGATTTAGAAGATCTATTTTTAACATTACCTTTAGATGTAAGAGTTATAGGTGATGAATACAAGAGTAGAGAGTTTACAGCAAAAGCAATTTGCCATCAAAGAGGCATACAAATAATTTATAATAAAAGAGATCATTCGTTTAGTACAACTGATCTCAGAACTAGAACCGTGAGGAGAGAAAATGAAAACAACGGCACTTCAAAGAGTGATAAACTGTCTAAAAGCAGAAAATAGAACAATGGAACCAAGCTTTAGATCATATTGGAAACATACAGCTGAGACATTGGCTGTTAAGAACAATATAGATATAGCAGATGTAAAAAATAAATTGGAGATATACGATGCCTCAACTAAAAGTCGTAGCATGCACTAATATTTGGGAGTCCAAAGGAGAGAGTAGAGACTTTCCTATGTGGCAATCTATTGGTTGTAGAGAATATATTATAGGTAGAACTAACAAGGTTCCTACCCTGGAAGATATTGGTGCAATGATAACCTCACTTCAACATATATTAGAAGGGAGAATTACTCCTTCGGTTATTGAAGTTATAACAGGTCATGAAGTTTATGAACAAAATAATTTGACACATAATGAAAATTTCCAATTAAAATATGGAGACGCGATTGATTTTCCCGCAGAAGACATCACCAACATCCAGGTTGAAGAATAGGTTTACAGCAGGTTATACCTACTACCAAGAGCCGGAGCATTTAGAGAAGCAAATTAAAGTTTGGCAAACCTGGCCAGATCAAATAGATATATTTATTGTTGATGATGGATCTGAAATATTTGAAGCACACGATATTCTGAAAGAGGTTTGGATACCTGATTCAGGACCCACCATACAACTGTGGAAATGCACTAGAGACCTAGGGTTCAATTCACATGGTTGTAGAAATTTAATAGCACAATACGCAGAAACAGATTTCATAGCATTCTTTGATATGGATATGCGTATGCACGCTCCTGATGTCGCTAGATTAAAAAGAAAAAAGTTTGAGGAAGGTAAATTATATTATCATCATGCCTATGTGGCACCAAAACAAACAATGATGCAACAACCAGGACACAGGAATTGCTTTGTAATAGGTAAGAAAACGTTCTGGAAAGCAGGTGGTTATGATGAATCTTTCACAGGACATCACTTTGGTGATAGAGAATTTATAGAAAGAGTTTTGGATACAGGAGCAGATATAACATTTACAGAGACTTCTATTGTTTTAGATAGATTGGGAAGACATGGAATAGTTAAAGGTGATGAGCCAAAGACAAAATATATAGATGATGAGTTCTTTTATGTTCCTTTAAAAGAATCAGAGGTTAGAAAATTAAAAGGAACGGTAAAGAAAAGATTAAATTTTCCGTTCATTAAATTATTATAAATACTGTTATGAGATTTACTGAATTTTTAAAAGAAGAGTCGGAAGAAGATAAGCTCAAACACCTAGAGCATGTCGAAGATCATGTTATCCATGCGGGTAAAAAAGGGTTTGGACACGCCTTCCATACTATAAATGACGTTCATAAAAAACTTGCAGGTAAAGGCGGAAAGGATACAGATGTTACAATGAAGTATGATGGCAGTCCTGCTGTTATATTTGGTGAACATCCTGAAACAAAGAAGTTCTTTGTAGCATCCAAATCAGCATTTAATAAGAATCCTAAGATAAACCATACCCATGAGGATATAGAAAAGAATCACGGACATGCACCAGGCTTAGTAGAAAAATTAAAAGCAGCCTTAGATCACGCACACAAAATTAAGCCACAAGGCATATACCAAGCAGACATTATGCACGCTGGAGATGTCAACCATGATAAAAAGAATAACAGAGTAGATTTTACACCCAACACAATAACATACCACGCACCCGCTGATTCGGAGCATGGCAAAGCAGCAACTAAAGCTAAGCTAGGGTTAGCAGTACATACACAGTACGAAGGTAAGGATATTAAGTCGTTAAAGGCAGTACATAACCCTGATATGAGCCATTTTAAGGGTCATAAAGACGTTCATTTAATGAACACAGCACACGATACATCTACACATAGATACTCCTTAGAGGACAGGAAACAAGTAGATCATCACCTAGAACAGGCTGTAGCACACTTTAAACAAACCCCAGACGAACATCACGACACAGTAGGCAAACATTCTGTTGCTTTAAAGACATATATAAACCACGGAGTACGAACAGGAGAAGAACATTCTCACGAAGGATTCGTAAAACATCATTCAAATACACATCAAAAGAAAATAGATGGTGTGAAAACTGACGCGGCCAAAGCTCGTCATCAAACAACAAAAGACAACACAATAGATCACATAAATAAGAATAAAGAGCATTTTGAAGGCCCTATGAATATGCACAAACATCTTCAAGCTGCAAAGAATATTATAACAAATAATTTATCCCAGAAATCACAATGGGGGCATGAGATATCAGGGGCAGATAGTAAACCAGAAGGTTTTGTAGCTATAAGAAGAGGCAGGCCTTCTAAATTTGTAGATAGAAAAGAATTTAGTGCAGCTAATTTTAATAAAGGATAAACATGGGTAAAGGACAGAATAGAGAACGAGGGAATAAAAACAAAAAGAAACCCTCACTAAGCATTAAAGAGAAAAAGGCAAAGAAGAAAGATAAACGTGGAAAAACCAGATAAACATATAGTATTTTCATACGGAAGGATGAATCCACCTACTGCTGGACATAGCAAAGTCGTAGATAAGGTTAAGTCACATGCAGATAAGATAGGTGCAAATCATGCTGTAGTAGTTAGCCACAAACAACACCACAAAGATAATCCTTTACACCACGAACACAAAAAAGATTTTTTAAAGCACGTGCATCCAGATGTAAATTTTGAAAATTCAACAAAAGAACACCCTTCATTCTTACATCAATTAAAAAAGTTTAATCAGGAAGGACATACACACGCAACAATGGTAGTTGGTTCTGATAGAGTAAAAGACTTTAAATCACTAGCTAAAAAATATAATGGAAAGGAATACAATTATAAGAAAATACATATACTTTCAGCAGGCCAAAGAGATCCAGATGCCACAGGGGTGGAAGGCATCAGTGGAACTAAAATGAGAGACCATGCTAGAAACAATGATTATAAATCCTTTAAATCAGGACTACATTCTAACCACGCAGAAGATCATGCCAAGAAATTATTTAAAGCGACAAGAGAAGGTATGAAATTGAACGAAGATGAAACAGGATACTATGATTTTAAAAGATTCCTCCTCTCTGAAGAATTCAAATGCTAATATTTTACAGACTATTAATATCAATGGCAACTGCCACCTTTGGCACAGCATTTGCTAAATGGTTTATAACAACTAAATTAGGTGGTTGGGTTCAAATTAAGTTTGATACATTCATGGAATACTTAGCACAAAAATATGATATTGAAGTGGCTAAAAAGCAATCTAAATTTGAACAAGATTATCCTTTGATGAAACAAAGAATTGAAAAACTTGAGAAGTGGAGTCATCCAGATAGGCAGAAACAATTTAACAAAGTAATTAAAGAATTAGAGAGACAGATAAATGAGTAAAATATTTATGGGAATAATAGTATCTTTGGTACTAGCCTTTGGTACTTACTATTGGTTGTCTGAAAGAAAGATAGAAAGACTAACAGAAAATAATGCGGCACTAACAATAGCAGCAACGACTAACCAAGAAACAATAGAAAAAATGGATCTAGATAATAGAGCCTTCCAGTTAGCCAACGATGAATTAAAAGTAAAATTACAGGCATCCGAACAATATGGTGAACAGTTATCTGAGAAGTTACGAACACATGATTTAACCATGTTAACCTTGAGAAAACCTGGGTTAATAGAAAAGAGAGTAAACAATGCAACAAATAAGCTATTCGAAGACTTTGAGTCTTCTACTGCTACCAATTCTGATAAGCCTTAGTAGCTGTAGTCTATTACCTAAAGAAGTACAGGTACAGACCAAATTTGTAGAGAGAAACATACCTATAATGGGACACCCACAGGGTGTTAACCTATATCCGGTACAGTTTTATGCAGTTACGGCAGATAACTATGACGAGTTTAAAGAAAAATTTGAAAAAGATTATGGAGATTTCGTTTTCTTCGCTATTAGCGTCCCTGACTACGAAAATCTGTCCCTAAACATGGGAGAACTAAAAAGATACATAGAACAACAAAAAACTATCATTGTCTACTATGAGAAAAGTATAAATAATGAATATAAGGCACAAATAGGCATAGAAGAATGATGAACCTGAAAGAAGCGGCAAAATATCTTGACATTCCCCAGCACATAGCTGAGGAAGTAAGCCTTACGGAAGTGAAAGAAGGCTACAAGCAGGACTTCAAAAGACAAGAACTGGAACATGAATTGAGACACGAAAAATCAAAACATGATACCGGTGGATTTAGAATTTCAGATTCAGATGCCAAAAAAGCTAAAGAAAGATTAAAAAAGAAATACGGTAAGTTTGCCCGTCATTTTAGAGAGTTTGTTGATATAGATGAAGCTAGAAAAATGTATGACGGTGGCAGAGCAGCCAAAACAGGCTGGAATTGTGGCGACTGTGGCGCAGAGAAGAATCGTAGCGATCAATGTAGAAGCTGTGGTTCGCCTAAGAGATTCCATAAAGTGAATGAGTCTCATGCATCAATGGATAGAATGGCTGATAATTGGAACGATCATGCAGACCATAAACATCCTAAAGTCCAAAAACATATCAAGGCAGCAGAAAAAGCATACAATTCTAAAGATCATGAAGGCTTTTTTCACCACACACAAAGAGCAATGGATAACGCGCACACTCTAAGCCAACAGGCTAAAAAGAAATCTGTTAAAGAAGATCTAAAAAAAGACTTTCAAAAAGCCTCTGATGCCGGAGATAACCTGCGCAAATTTGTCAAAGGGAAGGCTAAAAAGAAAGAACAAAAAAGAGTAATTGAATCTTTAGCTCAACTGGCCAGCTCAGGCCTAAACCATAAGCCAATTCAAAAAAAAAAGTCTAAGATAGACCCTGGAAAAGCAGTAAGATCAGCAGCTGCTGAAAGATTACAAAAACAAGCCAAAGCTGAAACTAAAAACACAACAGTCAAACAAAAGTTTGGTGAAGCGTATCCTGTTTATAAAACACAAGAATATATGGATCGTCCAGGTAGAGCAACAAGACAAGCAGTATATAATATAGATAAAGCAGCCAAGAAGATTTCTAAGAAAAAAGTAACTAAAAAAGCAGAGAAAACTACACCTACTATGAAAGATGTTAAAAAGAGTATGTGGGGTGAAGGATTTAAGGATCAATTTGAGCCAGAGTATTCAGAAGCTAAGAGAAGACTTACTAATAAAATTAGAGCAAAAGTTGGTATGAAAAAGAAACCTGTTTTAGATTGGAAGAAAGAAAGATTTGGTAAGTTGGCACACGCACACGAGGCTACGCACGATGTTCACCGTACAATAATTGTACCAACTGAAAACCAAAATGATCGTACCCACCAGCCTCCTAAGAAAAAAAAAATAAAAGAGGACGCAGCTTCCGGCCGTCCTATTAAAAAACCAGTTAAAAAAGTTAATAAAAAAGACAGCGGCAAAGATGGATCGTTCGTATTCACAAGCCCCAAGTCTAATGTCATAGGTTCCTATCAGTTAAGAAACAAAGTTGGTGCCAGACTGGGACTAAAACCAATCGTTGCAGAGACAGCAGAATATAAAGCAGCAATGGGTCCTGGTAGTCATGAGTGGGGAACAGATATTGGAAGAGACTATTTTAAAAAACTAACACCTGGACAAGACAATCCACCAGAGGATCCTATTAAGCCTTTAAACATTAAAGCTAGGAAGCCACAAGACGAGAAAGGTGTTAAGGTAACAGAAACTAAACTTCCTCCACATTTGGCTAAGTTTATAAATCCTAAAACAGGAAATTTAAAAGCAAAGTACGAAAAACGTATTAAGACAGGAAAGAAGCCCACATTTACAGTTAAAGATGTAACTCCAAAAGGTTACGGTCCTGTAGAAGAAGAATTTAGTTTAGATCATATTGTCGCGAAACAAGCAGAACATTCAAAAGAAAAATACCCAGAAGATAACGAAGTAAATGCACAATGGCAAGCAAATATCGATGGCATTCTTACAGGAGCATATGAGGGCGGAGAAATTACTTGGGCTGATGTTGAAGCATTAGATAAAGAAGCAGAAAATATTACCTGGGATCAAGAAGTTGATATGGGATTGTATGATGACGATGAATTAGATATGGTTGATTTTGACGGAGATCCTTTGAACGATGTAAACATCATCGAAGTCCTATCCGTACAAGGACGTATGAAAAGACGTTTTGCTGCTAGACGTAACAGACAAAAATTAAAAGTTGCACGTGGCATAGCCCTAAGACGTGGTTCTACTCCAGATAGAATTAAAAAGAGAGCAACACGTGGTGCCAGACTTATGGTTTATAAAAGACTATTAAGAGGCAGGTCCAGAGCTACTCTACCACCTGCTGAGAAGGAACGTTTAGAGAGGATGATAACAAGATTTGCGCCATTAGTTAATCGTATTTCAGTTAAATTAATGCCTCAAATAAGAAAGAACGAAATTAAACGTATGGGAAATAGAGGCAAAAAAGCAGCCACAACCAGTAAAAAGTTTAAAGCAGCTAAACCAATACGTGGAGCGGCTAGTGCAAAGGCTAAACGATATAAAATCAAGAAGCCAGGCAAATACAAAGCTCCTAAACCTAAGAAATTTAAGTCAGCCCATAGAACAGGCGGACCTACCCTCAAGAGAAAATCAAAAGCTTATAAGGCCTTCAGTTACTCTGTAGGTTAAACTCCCTCAATACAAATATTTGGACATCTAGTGGTTCAGATGTATAAATACGAGTATAAGAGGAATTTGAGTGGAATCACAAACACAAAGACTGGACAAACTAATTAGACAAGGCATGATGCCGGCTAGGCAGTTACCCATATTACACAGGGCCTTAGCAAGTGTTAAAATGGGAAAAGTTTTAACCCCTTACGAACGAGAAGCGCTATCTAAATTGATAGACTCGATGATGGGGTTTACCTTTGGGGACGATATCACATATAACAGAGCAAGGATGCACACTCAAAAAACTAAATATCAGACTGAGGAGAATGAAGTGATTAGTGAAGAAGATGTAGTCGTTTATGACGGCACTAAAGACGAACAAGAAGCTAAAAAAGATAAAAAGAAATCTTTTAAAAGCAAAAGAACCACTAAAGACACAAATGGTCCTGGTCAATCTAATGCAGAGGAAGAAGACATGAAAGAAGAACATGCAAGAGGCGCTAATCGCCCAGCAGACAAACATGAGGGTGATATAGAATCCCCGAAACAAGGTAGTTCAGTAGTTCCACCAGTTACTGATGGTCCTAAACAAACAGGTAAGCCTGGAGCAGAAGAGCCCAGTAGCCACAGTAATACGGCAAACGTATCTGAAGGAAGACCTTCCATAGGAGAAGGTTTAATTTCTGATCTAGACGCTGAAGGTTTAAGATCAAGGCAGTCCAGAAGGTTTAAAAGAGCAGGCAAAGCATCTAAAGAGAAATTGATGCAAGGCATGTCTAAGTCTCTAAGAAAACAAAAAATGAAGACTGAATCCACAATAACTAAAGACATTGAAGCATTTAACGATGCTTATAAAGAACATCTTAACAAGTCATTAGAAGATAAAGGTGTAGATAACATCAGAGATATTCCTCAAGCAGAAAAGAAAGAATTTTTTGACGACTTAGACGAAACAATTACAAGCAAACATCTTAAACAAGCCAAAGGAATTGCCTTTGACAAGAGATACAAAGGCGGTAACTATTCTGGAGCAGCCAAAGCAATGGAGAAGCTTCATAAAGGATTATCAGATCATCCAGAAGCCTTAAAACATCTTAAACATGCTAACGAACAAGTAGAAACACCATTAGACGAAGGTTCACTTAAAGATTACGCTTTAGGTCACGGATACTTTGACAACAGTGGTGAAGGAAAAAGAAAACGAGCTGATAAAAATTGGTTAACAAAACAAAGCGCACACGGAGATAAGACGCTACCATATCCTAAAAAATCTCTTAAGAAGAAAGTTAAAGAGTCCCTTGAAGAAGGCGGAATTGGTGGATTAGTTAAAATGAAAGACGCTTCAAAAGTAGTCAAGTCTATGGAAAAGAGTATGGGACTTAAAGTCAAATCTAAAGAACGATTTACTTCTAAAAACAAAGACGGTAGGGTTACAGGATACGGCGGAAAGACTACATACACAAGAGAAGAAGCAGAAGTAGTAGAAGAAGTAGCAAAAACTCCTAATGAGAGAGTTAAAGCACTTCATAATACAGTTAGGGATATGAAAAAGGCTCAATTTGATACCTTAGTAGTTGATCCTAATGTAGAACTTCAAGACGAAACAAACAGATTATATAACGATGTCCAAGAAAGCGCTAAATCAGACGCTTTGAGGGATATTAGAAATGATTCAGGCAAAGGAATGGCTCCTTTAAAGAAGGACCCTAAGCCAGGAAAAAGTAAACATGATGGTTCAGCCAATAAAGGGCCTGAACATATTGTCGCTCAAATGAGAAAGGTAATATCATTAGGTGATAAGCACGATGGAGTTAAGTTTAAAGACGGTAAAACTCATAAAGTGAGTGTGGCACACGCCCATAAATTTCATAATAAATATATGGAAAGTAAGCCCGCAGAAAAATTAAAGATGCAAGATCACGCTCATGCATCACATGACAATTTTAAAAAACACGTAGAATAGGAGAAAACACATGTCAAATTGGGGAGCAACTGACGCGGACGAAAGTAAGCCTAAATATCTTACAACCGCTCAGAAAAAAGAAGTATTTGCTAATTCCAGTGGATGGGTAGTCGAAGCAGGATCAACTATGACAGGAAATGGCCGTACAGGCGCTGACCCTGAAGTATTAGTTGCAATGAGTTCATTAACTACTAATCTTGGATCAGCAGACATTACTGAAATAGAATGGATTACAACAACAGCAGACGTATCAGCAGGATACAACATGTCCGTTAGAGTAAGATTCAATGAAGAAGTAGCTGTTACAAGTACACCTTATGTGGCTGTACAAAATAACAACGCTGGAGCAGGATCAGGTCGTGGACCATACAACTTGCAATATGCTAGTGGTACAGGAACAAACGAACTTGTCTTCACTTCAGTTATAGCAGCAGCTTCACCAGCAACAGCAGCAAACGATGTATTAAGCATCGGAGCTAATGCAATGAACCTTGACGGCGGTACAGTTAAAGATAATGGAACTAATACAAATTCCAGTATCTTAAATGTAGTCGGTATTGGTACAGCAGCTGGCACAATAACAGTCGTAGCTTAATAGGAGTTACATAATGGCAGATAGTAAAGTATCAGAGCTAACGGCTGCTACGAACGCAGCCGCTACCGATCAAGTGTATTTGGTTCAGAGCGGAGCCTCTAAATCACTTACAGCTGCAGCATTATTTGGAAACATAGGAACATCAGCAGTATTTAACGATAAGGTTTCAATAGGAAATCACGATACAATAACTGCTGCAGGTGCCATAAACGTAGCAACAAACGTCACATGGATTAACGATGTCTCAGCAGCAGGTACATGTACCCTAGCTGCTGGAACGGATGGACAAATTAAGATAATTATAATGTCTTCCAACAGTGGTGGCCATACAGTAACCTTAGCAAACGCAAACATAGCTAACAGTATATCTTTTAGCACGGCTGGACAAACAGCCACATTATTATATGACACAGGGTTAGCAAAATGGTACCTCATTGGAGGAACAGCAACCGTGGCTTAATAATGACTGAACTTAATAATGATAACTTTTTGATCTTTGCTATTAAAAACTATGACAACCCGTCATGTACGGGAATGTCAGAATTAGAAGATGATTTAAAACGATTTAAATATTTGAAACGCTTGTTTAACAGATATGAAAAGACAGGCGATCCAAATGAAAGATTGATTATAAATCATCTTATTCTTTTATATAATGTGTTTGGAAACGGAACAACAGAAATGTTATTTTTCAAACTAGAAGAAAAATATTGGAGTAATTTGAAAACGTTTTTAGTATTTTTAGATAGGATACCAGAGGAAGTAGTTTATTCTTCTAACCTACCAAAAAATGTCGAAACAGATGTTCCTTTAAATGAGGAATTAATAGGAGTTTTAAGGAAAATATAATGTCAAGAGCATTAGACGCAATAGTAGCATTAAGGATCTTAAAGATGTTAGCCAAACCGATTGAGAAGTCGGACGCGTTCATTGCCGGCATTGTAGACAAAACAGGAAAGAAACTTCGTGAACCATCAGGAACACAAGAATTAAACATGTATTCCATGCTTCAGAAATTCGTATATAAAATTCAATATGCACTTAAACATTCGCCAGATTATAAGAGTAGAAGATTATTATCTTTTGCCTCAGCACTGGCTTTGATGCGTGAGTATGAAGAGACGGACACTAGAGAAGAAGTCTTAGCATTATTCGAGCTTTATATGAACGATGAACAAGTTCAACAGAACGCTAAATTATTAGAACATAATCTTATATCATTCAGAGATTATTATACAGAGGAAGTAGCAGCTAATGCAGTCGGACATGGTGCCGTCGATGCTATTGGAATAGGACCAAAAGGTGAGCCAGGGGTTAGAACCCTAAACAAATGGCCTTTTCCAGGTATCGGTATGCCAAATATGTTTAGGCGTAAAGCCAACATAAATAAGAGAATAAAGAAAAATGCCGACAGTAAGTAAAACTGACAGAGAAATAGCTACAATTAAAGCAGACATAGCCTCATTAGGCCATATGCTTGGTAAATTAGATAATACTTTAGATAAAATCGGAGAGGCCAGTTCAGTGATAGCAGCAACAATAGCTGTACATGAGGAACGTCTCAACACATCGGAAAAAGATCGAATGGAAAGAAGAAAAGAATCAGACGCAGTAGTTAAAGAGTTACATTCCAGAATTACGACCGCATCCAGAGAAACCGCCGACTCATTAAAAGATCACAACGAAAAGATATTATTAGCTATTGAAAAACTTCGTGGCCATATAGATAAAGAACAAGCCCACTTAGAAAAACGTATAGATCAGCTTGAGAAATGGAAATGGGTTTTATTGGGCGCTCTAATTGCTGGATCAGCACTCTTCCCAAACATGGGAAAACTTGTGTCTTTACTCGGTAGCGGGTAACACCAAAACGGTATATTACATGTTGATTCCTGGTTAGGAATCAACTATAATAACGACTATATGATACACATTGACTTAAAATATATCTTGATGATCTCGCACAGGTTTGATCGATTCAAACGTAAGGATGATTACCTGTTTAACTTCCGTTGCCCCATCTGTGGCGACAGCTCCACCAAAAAGAACAAAGCTAGAGGCTATATCTATCGCAAGAAGAATGACATGTTCTATAAATGTCATAATTGTGAAGCAGGTAAAACTTTTGGTGGCTTGTTAAAGATAACAGATCCATTACTACATAAGCAATACCTATTAGAAAGATATTCAGAAGGAGTTGCAAGTCCTAGAGCTAATAAGACCCCAGAGTTTGATTTTAAACCACCTGACTTTTCTGATCTATTGGCTGATAGATTAATAGACAATTTAATGGACAGAGTTGATAAGTTGCATGAACAATGTGAACTCTCAGATTCTAATCATATTGCAGTAGACTACTGTAAACAGAGAAAGATACCAAAAGAACAATGGCATAGATTATATCACATAGAAAACATAAAAGATATATGTCAGTTAAATCCTAAGTATAGAGACAGGATTAAGTCTGACGAATCCAGACTAGCAATACCATTTTTTAATGAAAATGGTGTATTAACAGCAGTTACGCTAAGAGCATATGGTGCCTCACCATTAAGGTACATATTGGTTAAAATAACTGATCAATATCCAACAGTTTTTGGATTAGATTGTATAAGTAAAAGTAAGCCTGTAAAAATTGTTGAAGGTCCTCTAGATAGTTTATTTCTAGATAACTGTATAGCATGTGCAGGCACATCATTTAACAAAATAGAAACATTAGATCTTCCGGAAGATAGTATTATAATTATAGATAATCAACCAAAGAATAAAGAGGTCTGCAATATATTAGAGAAATATATTAAAGCAGGAAAACGTGTAGTTATTTGGCCTGATGATTTACCTAAAGACATTAATGATATGGCTTTGGGAGGCGTCAATGTTGAGACTCTTATAAGTAATAATGTGTTCCAAAATCTGGAAGCTGAACTGAAATTTATTAATTGGAGAAAGTGTTAATGGCGAACCCGATGACATCTGACGAAGATGCGCTTTCATTAGGCGGACAGGCTGAACTTTACAGACGAAAGTTAGTTCAAGTAGAGCAATCCCTAGAGGCAATGATTAATTTGCTGAAAGGCGAAGTGGCCACAATGCAACGTCAGCTAAGTAGAGCGTATATACGCATCAATGAGTTAGTAGAAGAGAACGCAGAGCTTAAAGAAAGATTAAAATGAATCCAATCTATGTGTTAGATCGGAAATTTTGGGATCTGGATAAATTAAGAGCTGAGGCACGCACTGTCAAAGAGCATGCTTTAGAGATGCCTATTTATGATGGTGATAAACGTATGGGAATAGTGACAGCTCTCCCTGCAACACCAGCGTATGAGCCTCCTGAGTTAATAAACCTCAGAAAGAGTTTTATAGAAGTATATCCATATGATTGGGGTGAAATAACACCTGTCTATATGTGGATTAATACTGTTTATCCCTGGCATGTTGATAACAAGCCAAACGCACAATGGGCAAAGCATAAAGGGTCAGGTAGACTGCCTCATTGTGCTATAAACATAATATTAGAAGGAGGGGCGGCTCCTGTAGAGTTTGAAGGATATAAAGAAACTACATACGAAGCAGCCCTATTGAATACATCAGTGCCACATAGAGTGACACCGTTAACAGAAAGAGTATTAGGAAGATTATCATTTAAAGACAAAACATTTGAAGAAGTAGTAAAAGGATTAAAAGAGTGGCAAGGGAAAAATATTTAGACATACAAATTGATAGAGATCGTGATAATTTATTTGATGAATTAGGCCTGCAAAGATTACGAGAAAGCTATATGAAAGATTCAGAGACGTCTCCTCAAGAGCGTTTCGCTTATGTAAGCTCACAATTTGCCACTAACCAAGAACACGCACAAAGGCTATATGAGTATGCCAGTAAGCATTGGCTTTCATACAGCACACCTATTCTCTCCTATGGACGCTCTAAACGTGGTATGCCTATATCATGTTTCTTAAATTACATCGACGACACAGCAGAAGGTTTAGTTAAAAACCTGTCTGAGACTAATTGGTTGTCAATGTTAGGAGGAGGTGTAGGTATAGGATTTGGTATAAGAAGTTCTGATGATAAATCAACAGGAGTTATGTCTCATTTAAAAACATACGATGCCTCATGTCTGGCCTATAGGCAAGGACGAACAAGAAGAGGATCTTATGCTACTTATCTAGATATATCTCATCCAGATGTTTTAATGTTTTTGGATATGAGGAAATCAACAGGCGATCCTAATATGAGATGCCTGAACCTTCATCACGGTATTAATATAACTGATCGCTTTATGGAAATAATAGAACGATGTATGTTAGATGATGACGCCGATGATGGTTGGAATTTAACAGATCCACATACAGGAGCAGTCACAGAAACAGTATCAGCCAGAAATTTGTGGCAAAAGATATTAGAACTTAGAATGGAAACAGGAGAACCCTACCTACATTTCATAGACACGAGTAATAGAAATTTGCCTGAATGGCAAAAGGAATTAGGGTTAAGAATTAATCAAAGTAATCTCTGTTCGGAGATTATTTTACCAACAAACGAAAAAAGAACAGCAGTATGTTGTTTATCGTCTGTGAACCTAGAGCACTACGCGGCCTGGGTTCGAGATCCAAAGTTTTTAGACGATGTTGCAGAGATGTTAGATAATGTCTTGCAATATTTTATAGATAACGCACCTTCAGAAGTAGCAAGAGCAAAATACTCTGCTAGTCGTGAAAGGAGTATAGGGGTTGGTGCTTTAGGATTTCATGCCTACCTTCAGAAAAACGGTTTAGCATGGGAAAGTGCAGCAGCACGTGGCGCCAACTTGAGAATATTTAGATACATTAGAGGGAAATTAGATGAAGCAAACAAAAGACTTGGAAAGGAGAGAGGAGAAGCACCAGATGCTAAAGGACGAGGGCTTCGTTTTAGCCATGTTATGGCTATTGCTCCTAATGCTTCCAGTAGTATTATTATGGGGAACACTTCGCCATCTATTGAACCGTTTAGAGCTAATGCTTACAGGCAAGATACGTTATCGGGTGCATTCCTCAACAAGAATAAATACCTTGATACAATCATCACTGAATATTGTGAAAAACATCCGAGAACGCATTACGACGACATTTGGTCGTCGATCATAAGTAATGATGGCTCTGTTCAACATTTAAAAGTATTATCTGACGAACAGAAATTAATATTTAAAACATCTATGGAAATAGATCAACGTTGGATGATAGAACATGCAGCGGACAGGCAAGAGTATATAGACCAAGCACAGTCTTTAAATCTTTTCTTTAGGCCTGATGCGAATATAGCCTATATACATGCTGTTCACTTCCTAGCTTGGAAGTCAGGGGTTAAGACTTTATATTACTGTCGTTCAGAGAAATTAGGTAAAGCAGATAAAGTTTCTAAACGAATAGAAAGAGAAATAATACAGGAATTAGATATGCGAGACGTAGCGGATGGCGAATGTCTGGCATGTGAGGGTTAATTATGGGTAATACATTTTATTCAGAGTATTATGACAAGCACTTTTTAATAATACTTAAGAACGCGCATAGTTCAATGAGAAAGGTAATGACTGATCATGTTACATCAAATGTAACTCTAGTTGACTCTCATAAAACTATATTAATATACAGGGAACCGTTTCAAAGGTGGTTAAGTGCAATGAATATGGTAGTAGATAGCCACCCTTGGTTTGTTGGACACTCAACTAGCAAAGGGAAGATGACTTCTGATATACCTACAAGCTATGAAGATCAGCATTTTGGTTTTCAGAAAGATGCTGTAGAAACAATAGATATATCCTTGGCGCATGTATATAAGTTTAATTATAATGTTATAGAAGAGATATTAGTACATGAAAAGATGTGGAGATACTGGCCAGGACGTAATAAAAGAATTAATAATATCAGTGAAATAGATAAATACCATTCTGCAGATGTTTTACAGGAAAGAAGGAGCCAAGGATTCTCTTATGTTGATGAAGACCCTGAGAAAGCATATTGGTGGTTAAAAAAATTAGACCGTGTTCCTGAGATGTTCTTATTATACCCAAACTGGGAAGACACAGTAGATGCTGTTAATGAGCATTATCAAGATGATGTTGATCATTTTGAAGGAGTTAAATTTATAAATGACTAAACAAAATTTTGATCCAAAAGAATTAAAGAATTCTAATAGAATATTTAAATCAGCAACACCTAAATATACTGCAGACTGGTATATTAAATGGATAGCTAGTGCTTTTATATTAACAGCAATGGCCATTCGAGGAACAGAGTCGTTGGTAATATGGGATCTCTCTTTGTCTTTCATTGGAGTTTCATTGTGGTTAATTGTTTCTATATTATGGAATGACAGGGCGTTAATACTTTTAAACGGTATTGGAATCGTTTTTTTACTTAGGACATTGGTTAGTTTATGGAATTAATAATACCAGAGAATAAAAAGATAGGTGTTGTAGTCTCAGGAGGATTTGATAGTTCTGTCTTGTGGCATATGATTTATGGAGAATGTTTAAAGCGAGGACAAGAGTGTATTCCATTTACAGTACCTAAAGTAGATGGAGCATTAACATACGCTACTAAAATGTTAGAATGGTCTTGTAGTTATTATGGGACGAAAAGATTACACCCTTGGATCGTAAACGCTGATGCTGTAGACTGGAACAGAGCAGAGCCATACCAAGGAGAAGAAGTGCAACAACAGCTGTTAGGTGGAATGAAAGAACTAATACTTAATGGATATGCTGACGTAGTATATACAGGAATGAATGATTATCCACCTGATTATGAGAACTTATGCTCTTATCACACACCAGGCCCTAGGGCATTAGCCAGGGACTCTGATTATAAGCATGAGGGTGTACCAATAGGAGAGATATATCTACAACCTATGGCAGATTTAACTAAAGATCAAATAGTTCTATTAGCAGATAGTCTTGGAATATTAGAGGAAGTAAGTAGTTTCTCACACAGCTGCGTAGAATTAATACGTGGAAGATGTGGTGAATGTTTTTGGTGTAAAGAAAGGGAATGGGGATTTAAAGAAGCAGGAGCAACAGATCATGGCAAGGCCTAGAAAAGCAAGATTAACAGAAGAGAGAACATATTTCAAACCCTTTAACTACCCATGGGCGTACGAGGCCTGGCTTAAACACGAACAATCACATTGGATACATACAGAAGTACCTATGGCAGATGATGTAAAGGATTGGAAAGATAAGGTAACAGAACCTGAAAAGGCTTTCCTCACAAATATATTTAGATTCTTTACACAAGGAGACATAGATGTGGCTGGTGGTTATGTAAATAATTATTTACCACACTTCCCACAACCTGAAATTCGTATGATGTTATCAGGATTTACAGCCCGTGAGGCTCTCCACATAGCAGCGTACAGTCACCTGATCGAGACGTTAGGTATGCCAGAGTCTACTTATAGTGAGTTTTTAGAGTATCAGGCCATGGCAGACAAGCATGAATACTTTATGAACCTATCAAATGAGAATGGAACGCCTGAGTCTATTGCTACAAATATAGCAGCGTTCTCAGCATTTACAGAAGGTATGCAACTGTTCTCATCTTTTATTATGCTACTAAACTTTCCTCGCCATGGCAAGATGAAAGGTATGGGACAGATTATAACCTGGAGTATTGTTGACGAAACAATGCACGCAGAGTCCATGATACTATTATTCAGAGAGTATATAAAAGAGAATAGAAAATTGTGGAAAGACAAATTAAAGAAAGATATTTATGACATAGCAGAGAAAATGGTAGAACTAGAAGATAAGTTTATTGATTTAGCATTTGCCATAGGTCCTATGGAAAATTTAAAACCCGACGACGTTAAGAAATATATTAGATATATAGCAGACAGGAGACTAATATCTATGGGAATGAAAGGAATTTTTAAAGTGAAAAAGAATCCATTATTGTGGGTAGAAGAGATGATAAACGCTCCTACTCATACAAACTTTTTTGAAAACAGAGCTACAGATTATGCCAGAGGAGCCCTTGAAGGCGACTGGTCCGACGTATGGGGAGCAGCTAAGAATGGCAGATAGACAAAGATTTGAATGCCTTAAATGTGAAGGTGTAGGACATATAGAGTCAGACTTAGATCATCATTTTTATTCACTAGCCTTTTGTCCTTTTTGTGGTGAAGAGATAGAACAAGAAGAAACATTTGAATTAACAGATATATATGAGCAAGAATATGAAACTAACAATCAATGACATCGGTGGTAAGGTAGTTAAAGATAATGATACTTACGTTGTAAAAGACAACACACACCTAAACAACCTAGTGGTGAGCAGTACATTGCTCTACCCAGGCAAACAAACAACAGGACATACGCATCCAGGGCAAGAAGAAGTTTACCATTTTGTTAGTGGTAAAGGTCTAATGAAGATTGAAGAAGGCTATTGGCCAGTGAGAGCAGGCGATATAAAGTTAATAGAAGACGGAGAGTTTCATCAAGTTATTAATGATGGCGATGAAGATCTATACTTTGTCTGTGTTTTCGACGGTAAAAGAACTCACAAGTGAAACAACTTCTTGCAATATCAGATCCCTATTTAAAGCACAGTGGGAGCTTAAAAAAATTAGATTCAGGCAAATTAGTCCCCTTTCTTCCTGAACCATATCCATGGCTATCTGATATGATGGCCACTCAAAGTCTGTTAATACATCAACAACTACCTAGATTAAAACCATTGTTCGATGACATTATAGTTCTTAATGGAGGCCTTGGCCAAGGGGTGAAGTGTAATCCTTTATTTGATGAATACGAACAATTTCAATTTTTAAACAAAGTGGAAGACCTACAGGAACATGACATTTGGTTATGTGGATTTCATTATGGCAGATGCCTCCATCAAAACATTTTAAGTGCTGTGTATGATGATCCATACATTAATAAAGAACAATTTAAAGTTATAGTAAATCTCTCTTTTTCGTTTCCTGGGGATGGACACGGCCAAAGAACACAAAATTTTCAAGGATTAGCTAAAGAGTACCATTGGGATTATGTTGATCGCTTAGAAGAAGTAACCGCTAGGACACATAAATAGTCATATGGCTAAAAAGAAAGTAAAAGAGAAGAAAAAACACAGAGTCTACTGCACTTATTTCCCTGACGGGAGATACTATATAGGTTATTCATGTAAGACAGACAAATTGTTTGAGAAGTATTTTGGAAGTTCAAAGATTGTTAAAGAAAGCACACAAACACTAACCAAAGAGCTTATTGCAGAATTCCCTTCACGAGCACCAGCAAAGATGCAGGAGTTTTTATTACAGTGGCAACAACGAGAAGACGATAACTGTGTCAACGATATGCTACACGTTAGGTTAAGAGCCAGTCATTTAAAAGATTTTACACCTATTAAATGGCAACCTAATATAACAAATAAGGCCACATGGAGAAGCTTTGGAGTTAATTAATGTTAGAAAGTAGAAGTATCACGTTCATTATAGGAACATTATTTTCAGCACTAGCTGTTTCAGCAGTCGCTGCCTATTTTTCTATCGTAGGTTTAATGGCTATATTCTCAGCGTTACCTGTTGCTATATTGTCTATGGGAGTAGTATTAGAAATAGCTAAACTCGTAACGGCCTCATGGATATATCAATATTGGCAACGCACAAGTGTATTAATGAGGACCTACATGGTTACGTCTGTTGTGGTGTTATCCATAATAACTTCCATAGGTATATTTGGGTTCTTATCTAAGGCACATTTAGATCAAGCAGCAGTATCAGGCGACGCACAAGCAAAAGTCCAGCGTATTGAACAATTAATAGAACGTGAGAATGGCAAAATATCAGCAGGTGAAGAGAGGATAGTAAGAATTCAGTCAGGCGGAACGTTAGACATATCAGAAAGCATACGTCAACAGGAAGAGATACGAGATAAGGCATGGGAAAGGATCCAAGGCGATATAACATACGCCGAGGAACAAATAGACAAAATACGGGCTAGTCTGGATACAGATTTAGCTCTAAAACAACAAGAACTTGACGGTTTAGACGCTATAGTGGCATCTTATACTAACCAAGGGACAACACAACAAGACTTAGGAGCTTTTAGAAGAGACGAGGTTGTTGACAATGTGGCATTGGGTGTCCAAGTAAGGGAAAGTCAACGAGAGGATAGAGACGAGATAGACGCAGAGATGTCTGAACTCAGGACTTATGCTGAAGGACAAATAGCAGGATATCGTAACCAAATTATACAATATAGGACAGACACACAGACTGATATAGATAGTGCCACTAATGAGATAAACAGATTACGAGATAACGAAAGTGATAGCCAATCAAATAGAGATATACAGATAGATGAGATCCAGGAAGATATCGACGAGGCATACGATCAAATAGGATTGTATAACGAGGACTTATTCGAAGAAAGAGCCATAGTAAGAGATCTTGGTAAGGAAGTAGGACCAGTTAGATATGTCGCACAATTTCTTTATGGTGATGATACAACAGAGAGTATCGACAGGGCTGTACAAATCCTTATACTCTTATTAATATTTGTATTTGATCCACTAGCTATTATCTTAGTAATAGCAGCAAATGTCAGTATAAAAGAGAGAAAGGGAGAGTTAATAACACCCGTAAGACTAGACGATGATGTTGTTGAGAAAGAATCAGTACCAGAAGTAGGTATATCAACAGCAGAAGCACCAGATCCAGACTCTTGGCAAGCAAAAGGATCTCAAGCAACAGCTAAACAGTATGACTTAGGCCCGGATATTGTGAAGGTGACAGAAGATATGCACATCGATATGTTCTTAGAAGAAGATAAAACATTAGAACCAGAACAAATGAAAGGAACGTTGAAGTGGCAGGAAACAACAGAGAATCAAGTGATAGATAATTTTAAGCCATCAGAAGATGACTGGTTACCAGCAAAGTATGGTAATGAGTCTGCGATGGATCCTAAAAAAGAACAAAATTTACAATGGCTAATTGATAAGAAAACAAAGGAGAAAGAAGATGCCTAATATAGATGAACCGGGATATGAACCCAGACGTAATGATAACGACTATCGACAAGAAGTAGAAGGATTATTGCAAACAGGCTACGGACAGTTTAGATTCCACAAGGTAGATGGAAGTGTAAGAGAAATGACTTGCACACTACTACCTGGTGTTATTCCTGAACCAAGTACCACACAAAAGTCTAGGTCAGTCCCTGGCCAGGTGGTGGTATATGATGTTGACGTAGATGGCTGGAGGACTGTTACCTATGATAGAGTCCTTAGTTGGAAGTTCTTAGGTGAAACAGCAACACCCACACCACAAGTATCTACCTGGCAAGAAGAAAGCAGTTAGAAAATGGGTGACGTATTCCGCAAGAGTGGGAAATATTATCCCACTAATGCCCCCACTAATGCTGTTATAGTAGAAATAGGTAGTGATCGTTTTGAAGGTTCTACTATATACTATTCCACGCTAGCGCAAAAACACAACACAGAATTATATTCAGTGGATGTTCTTCCGGAAGCATCTGAACGATTAGGTGATGTACCAAATACCAAATGGTGTGTGGAGAAGGGTTCAGTTTGGAGTAAAGACGGCCTTCTTGGAAAGACAATTTCTTGTTTATACTTGGATAATTATGATTATATATGGGAAGTAGGCCTTCCAACCGATCATATTGATCGATTGAAGGGCTTAAACAACCAAGATTGTGCACTAGAACATTTACAACAGATGATTAACCTACTGCCATATATGTGTCCAGAAGGTATTGTAGTGTGTGATGACACTTACACGTTTAATGGTTGTTGGATAGGTAAGTGTGGCGCAGTGGTGACATATTTATTGGCACATGGATATGAAATAGTCGAAAATGATGATCGTTTGATTAAACACCCCCCTGATTCACCAGCATTTGATCCAAAGCAACCGCAAACACAAAGCAATGGCTTAATTCTAAAGGCTCCTAGAAAATGATCAGCCACTTTGGAGAACAGCGGGGCTATATCGTTCAGATTTTTAATCAGTATCTTAACACCGATAAACATATTGGAGTGATACATTGGTGGGATATAAGAAACACAATCAACACAAAAGATTTAGAAAAGTTTGTTGACGGCGTGGATGTGTGTTTTGTATTTTGTGATGAGTTCCTGCACATTCCAGGAGGCATCCAACGATATTTGGATGTATTAGATCATGATAAGGTGCACTTCATATTATCTAGTGAGGAATCTGAGATGCCAAACAATAGATGTTTCAATTCTCTTTGGTTTACACAAAAGACCCTTCATGGAAGGCCCACCCTTAGTCAGGATTATATGAGAAAACCTTACACGTTCAATATGCTTTTAGGTTCTGAGAAAGAACATAGAACAACTCTCTTCAATAGATTAAAAGATAATAATAAAGTTTATAGCACTTACTTTGGAACGCCTCAAGGAAGATCATTAAGTGATACACACTTAGAAGATAAAGACACCCTGGATAATCTAAAACAACAAGACCTTGGTAAAAAACTCAATACACTTGAGAAAGTTAACGGAACCACAATCAGCCACACCATACCAGCTGAAATATATGATAACAGTCATTTTGATATAGTGAGTGAGATGAGAGAGGACGTTATGAAAAACCAGATCCTTTTTGCTACTGAAAAGACTGCCAAACCCCTCGCTACTGGGAGATGGTTCTTGTCGTATGCGGAACATAATATGAACACTTACTTGGAAAGGTATGGTTTTGACTTTACTGACTATCTACATGACTATGACGTTGAAGACAACAACTATAGATTAGAACTCATTGTACAGAAAGTCGAAGAAATAACTAAAGATAGTAGCTTAGTCAAATACATTTATTCAAAAACTAAGGCAAATAGGATACACAATGTCCAGGTTTACCACCGGTTATGCAGGAATATGGCAAAGGATTTAATAAAGTTTATAGGAATGGTACTCTAGGTCGTTGACCTTTAGTTCAATAGGTCTTATAATTATACATGTGAATATAAAAATAGGAGTCCTTTCATGGCACGAACTAAACAACGTACGGTATATCTTGTACAAGAACCCAATTGGGGCAAAGCCTCACTAGCGGTAACTGAAGAAGATAAAGAAGCGGCATATCAGAATGCACACAGTTTTATCCACAACGAAATAGCTAACAAAGAATGTTATAATTCTTTTAGGACTTGGGTTAAAACAAAATCAGGCTGGACCAAAGAAGAGATTAAAGATACTTTGGCAGCACCTGACTGGGCCTTTCTATCTATTTCAAAATACACATGGTTTGAACAGAAAGTCGGATGGATGGCTAAAACTCATTCAGATTATATCTATAAATGTTTACCCAAGATTAGAAAAGCTGCTGAGAGACATGCGGCAGAAAAGAGACTTAACCAAAGTCAAGTGGTTGTTCAAATACGAGAAGAGTTACCTATCCTTCTAAATGCTGTTGATCAAATAGTAGACAGATTAGCAATAGGTAGAAAAGTAATGGAGATTGAATCACTGCTTACATCCTTAAAACTTAACAAAGAAGAGATGGCAGAGGCACATAAGGAAATATCTTATACCTATGAAGAGTTTTTAGAACTTGCCAGGGTGCGTGGTTTAAGGAATAGAACAGACTGGGATGAACAACTGATTGAAGGCTACAGCCATGTCAATAAGCCTAATGGAAGGAAGATAGTTGAGTATTTGAAAGAGCTATTAGACTCGTTGCAATTAGGAGCAACACCTAAGAAGGCAGTTAGACGTAAGAAGCCACAACCACCACATAAGATTGTAGCACGTCTACGCTTTATGAAAGCCAGTAAAGATTTAAATATAGCATCCTTTAGTCCTGTAGACATATTAGGCAGTTCAAGTGTCTGGATATATGATACTAAGCGAAAACGCTTAGGATTATACAAGTCTAAAGAGTATGGAGATCTAGGTGTTAAAGGAACATCTATTACAGGCTATGACCCAGATGAATCTTATGAAAAGACTCTAAGGAAACACGAAGATCAGTTAAAACAATTCATGAGGCTAAGTCCAAATGCTATTGAGCCGTATGTAGATAAAATACGAGGCAAAAAGATGAAGGTTAAGACTCGTATCAACCCACACATGCTACTCTTAAAGGCAAACTAATGGTGAATGTAGCTCAAATTGGTAGAGCTCCTGGTTGTGAGCCAGGCGGTCATGGGTTCGAACCCCATCGTTCACCCCAAATAACTAGAAGGCAAAGTAATGATAGTCGTAGATTATAATCAAACAGCTATAGGTAATTACATGGCAGAGGTCCGTGGACGTACTGATGTGGAACCTAACGTGCCTATACTCAGACATATGATATTGAATACCATACGCTCCTACAAGAGACGTTGGGGTAGTGAATATGGAGATATTGTAATAGCCTGTGACAACAGGCACTATTGGAGACGAGAAGCGTTTCCTTATTATAAAGCTAATAGGAGAACCTCACGAGCAGCCAGTCCAATGGATTGGGGTAGTATATTTGATGCTATTAATATTGTTCGAGATGAGATAGCAGAAGTATTTCCATACCCTGTTATAGATGTCGACGGTGCAGAGGCAGACGATATAATAGGAACACTAGCTGCATACAGTCAGACACATGGTACAAGTCCTGAGGAAAGTGGCATGTTGCCATTTGATGAACACATACCAGATCCTTTTCTTATAGTCTCAGGAGATCACGACTTTAAACAATTACAGAAGTGGCCTAATGTTAAACAATGGGCACCAGCACAAAAGAAGTGGGTTAAGATAAATGAGCCAGCACATCAAGTTCTATTAGAACATATAATCAGAGGTGATAAGGGTGACGGTGTACCTAATATATTATCAGCAGATGATGTCTTCATCAAAGGCATACGTCAAAACCCTATTAAAAAGGTTAAACTAACAGAATGGAAGACCCAAAAACCAGAAGAGTTTGTTAATGGTGCCATGGCACATGGTTATAATCGTAATTCTTTACTAATCGACTTAACCAAAACACCAGAAGACATGAAAGAAGATATTATAAATAGTTATATCACACAACGCGGTGGTGATAGAGGTCAGTTATTAAACTATTTTATTAAACATAAAATGAAAGGATTAATTGACGTAATAGATGATTTTTAATAATGAAAGGTAATAAATAATGGAAAATATACTACTATACATCGTTATAGGAGCTATAGTAATAGCAGTGGTATTAGGTTACAACAAACCTACAAAAACAACCACAACCACACACAAGGCCCCTAAACCAACCCCCAAGCCAATAGACAATATTGCACCCAGCAAAGCTAGTCTTCAGAAGCTAACTAAAAAGCAAATTGATGAAACAGCAGCAGCACAAGGTGTTAAACTTGATGCCAGGGAAACGAAAGCTAAGATGATAGCAGCATTTCTAAAGCAGGCGAAATAACGTGGCACAGAAATTCAGACAAATCAATGAAGCTTTTGACTGGATCTTTGAACCCAGAGGTAAGAAGGCACAAGTAGACAGAATCAAGGAAGTTGCTGCTACTAATCAGACAGTCGTCCCATTTGTAAGATGGGGTGTTGGAGCTGATCAGCCTGATTGGGGAGTGCCAGAAGGCCATCCAGATAGAACTAAGATAGAAGATGACATACCTGATGGTATGGGTGAAACAACACTTACATTAGAGTTTCGTAGAATCAAACAATTTACAGATCCTAATGCTAACATTAAGAACCTTCCTCCTTGGAAACAAGAGATGAATTGGATGAATATCTTAGAAGGCGTACATCACAAAGAAGCTGAGTTTTTAACAGCAGTGAAAGATCAGCAATTGATCTCACTCTATCCTAAACTAGAAGGTATTCTAAAGGATTTAGGCATAACGGATTACGTTAAACCTAAGAAGAAAAAGTATAAAGCTAAAGACGTTTCCAAGAAAATGGAAGAGTTGAAAGCTAAAGTCGATTTTACATAAAAGATTCGGGATCAGGTTTATATGGATCATAGAACCTACCCCATTGCCAACCTTCAGGTCTAGGCTCACTAACAGGAATCGTTGTTGTCTTACCATCAGGTGAGACGATCCAACGACGCTTCTCTTTATAAAACGCAGCCTCAGACATTTTAATCCTTGTTTCCTTTGAGTGTGTCCTACGCCACATTGGATTATTTTCACCACGTCTAGTGCCTGTCATTGTCCTTGATGTCTTCTCTCTGTGTTCAGGAGAGACACCATGTATTCTACTAGGGTGATTGTCGCCTAGTTTTGCTTGTCTTATTCTTTCTAATCCTTCTGGTGTATGTTTCTTTGTACGATCTCGAGCACTATCTTTAACAACAGGCAAGCCTAAGTGTAAGGCATGCTCTCTAATAGCTTCTATTTGTGAAAAACGTCTGATTAAATCACGAGGCTTGGGAACATCTTGTACATGATTGTTGTCAACGATATACAATTCACCGCCATGATTAAACAAAAAGAATAAACTAGCTCTCACCATAACCTAAGTCCACATTATAATTTTCGTTGTTATATGCTTTTACAAAGAGTGGCGCAACATTTTCCCTATACTGCTTAGGACCTGGGTGCATCATATCCCTAGCTATTTCAGCATTATCTGTCTTTGATTGTGTGAAGATAAGCTGTGAGCCTCGAAGCAACTCTTTTGAGTCTTCATTGTTCATTGTGGCGCCCCTTGAAAACTGTATTAGTCTGCTGTCTTTACATAACCAGCTTATGGCATCCAAATAGGCCATTTTGTATATATCTGCTTCACGTTTTGATATTTGCATCTTCCAATACTCATAGTATTTCTTATCCCAACCTGTCTCCGAATGCCAATGTCCTATCTGCATTGCTGCATCTCCATACTCCTCGCGATGTTCTCCTTCTTCATCAGGCCACAATTCCTTTCTATTTGGATCTGGAACGTAGAACATTACTGCCTTGGGCTTTATAACAGGTAACCACATTTTAGCAACACGATAAGCAGACTGAATACCTGTGCCTGGTTGTCCTAAATTTATACAGTCGAGGCCTAGCTCTTTAGATACATAATAAGGCCATGTTTGTTCGTAATTAACACCCACACCCATCGTTAAACTGCACCCTAGAAATACTATTGAATTTGGATTCTCAACGAAGTCTTCATCATGTCTGAAACCCCACTGATTAAATCTATAACTGACATTGTCCTCGGTCCAACCTAACTCATTACTTTCTTTTTGCTTACTCCCATACTGAGCTCTATTATCAGAAGGGCACCACTTCTGTGTCCAACCATTAGATAATTCTTGTACTTCAACATCGTCTGGCTCACCAGAGCTTGTTCGGTGGATGTCGCTATATTTACGTCCGGGTCTGTATTTGTGGCAGTACCCGTATTTGTATGCTGGATCCATATTAATCTATTTCAACAGCTTGTGCAAACAGTACCGTAAATCCTTCTTGTTTTTCAAAAACATTACGATAGTATGGTGTGCCGTCAGCGCTTCGCTCTCCACGTTTTACTCTTATCTCTATCAGTGGCATTTTGGTAGTTAGTTTAGATCCTTGTCCGAAGATCATTAGCTTAGGCAAATTCTCTTTTACCACCTTGTTACCAACCTTTTGTGCCTCTGCTACATTTAGTTCTGATACAAGTTCTAAACCTTTAAAGGCCTTCTCTAAGTTACTTGCATCATATTGAATTGCCTGATCTCCTTTTAAGTCTACGAGTTTGAAACCTTCTTCACGTTTTGAGAAATGATATTGTACAAAGCTACTGAACGCGTTTCTACCTTTTGATGTTAGTAGAGCTTTAGGCACTTTCGGTGCCACTTCCTCATAGACTGCCATTATGGCATTAGCGGTATCGTTGAAATGTTCTATTCCTCCCTTAAGCTTATCATAAGACTGCTGAGTCATATTAACATCAATACCAAATGAGTCTTTCCAGAGTTTCTTTTGTACATCTAAGGTTGTGCCTCCCATTTGGCCAAATTGTTTTACACCATCTACTTTAAGTGATATCTTTAGGAAATCAGGCCCTGATAAATCACCAGCATGGTCTGTGACTTGTACTCTAACATCTACCTTTGTTCCTTTTTGATCTGTTTCGCCGTCTGATAGTACAATGATACTATTTTTAACACCATTGCCCCACACTTCTGCAACCAGATCTACTACATTGACTGAGTTAGCATATTTGATGGAAGCCTCTACAATTTGACTCCACATAGGCCATAGCTTGGGGTTTTTGACAGCTCGCCAATGAGGCTCGCCTATTTGATATTTAAAGACGAGATCATCCTTTATCGTCGTTCCCTTATTAGGAGACTCCAACGTGATAGTGTTATTATTGATTTTACACAGCTCCATTATTGCTTTAATCTCTGTCTCACCGATCCTGGTATGGTTGCCACACCCTGCTTTAAAGCGAGCTACTATAGCAGCAGAGAATAATATTTCTGCTATGTTTCCTCTATTGTAGTCCTTTCTTCCATTAAGTTGATACTCCGGTGTTTTCTCTAACTTGCCAAGAGGCACCAGCTCTTCATCTTGTAGTATTAATTGGTTATAAGATCCAGACTGGATAAGTCTTACCAAAGTCTGGCCAGGGTTTGCATTACTCATTAATGAGGTAATTGATGTTGCTTTAGCTGTTTTTGCGTTTTGTCCTGTGACTACTCCAATGATAATCTGATCAGTTGCAAACCCACTTAAGGAATGTCCTTCGTTATTAGAACATTTGTCTAGAAATACTCCTGGCCTGAACCCAGCATATTTAAGAAAGTCTGCTTTTGCCATTGTTGCCATATTATCTCTCCTTGTTTATATACATTATGAAGCCTGCACTACCAATTGTCAAGCCCTTTACTGTATTTATATTATAAATAATAACATGATTAGTAGTATGTCAGAAAAGGAGAGACGTGTTCTCTTTGCCAAATTAGCACAATACGCCTACTATCCAGAGAAAACAGGAGCTAAGTCCGGTAAACGGAAAGGGTTCACTAAGTATAATTTCTTTGATATAGACGGTGCCCAATGCTATGTGTTCTATAATAAGAATGATATTGTCATTTCATGTAGAGGAACACAAAAAGATCATGGTGCCATGAATGATATCATAGCTGACTTACAAGTTTTTAAATCCGACTCTGTCTCTGGTAATAAAATCCACCAGGGTTTCAAGGAAGAAGTAGATAAGATTTATGATCTTGTAGAATCGCTTGTTGATAAAATAACACATGGTAAGAAGATATGGGCAACAGGCCACAGTTTGGGCGGGGCAATGGCTACTATTCTAGCTCAACGATTAGAGTTCACGGGTGGACATGATGTCGACACATTGTACACCTATGGTTCACCTCGAGCAGGCGGACCTCAATTTAGAGCATGGTGTGATAAACATCTTAATCATCAGAGATTCGTTAATAATAATGACGTGGTACCTTGTTTGCCTAGTTGGATATGGTACAGGCACACAGGTGACTGCTATTATATTAAATCAACTGGAGAGATTACTCGCTTAGGCCGTTGGTCTACAGAGCGTGTAAGAGATAAAGGTTGGTCCTTATTAAAGACGATATTGAAGGGTCGATTGGATTTTGTGGCTGATCATAATATTAAAGATTACATTCAGCATCTAGAAAATGATAACCAAAACTAAATAGGAGAAGACGACATGAATACAGCAATTCAATTCGTAAAAGACCGTATTGCCGAGCGAACTAGCTGGGACGGCGGTGTAATTATTGGTGTCTCTCTAGCAATCATAATGTTTGGCGGACTTGCAAAAGTTGCAGCCTGGGTAGCTTTAGGCTACGGCATATGGACGCTAGTTAAAGGCGAGTAATTACCGACAGATCAATAGGACCAAAAGGGGCTAATGTTAGTTGACTTTAGGTCCTATTTCTGTCATAATAGTAGTTAGAAATCGAGAAATCGAGGAGATTAAATGACAGAATATACCGACAAAGTAGCAGCAGTTAAGTTGCAACGAGAACTGGATGAGTACGCAAAAGGAGTTAGTTATATACATGCCAATGGTGGTGTGATTGAGACTAAATTCAATAATGGCGATATCCAATATCAATACACCCGTGGTCCTAAAGAGGGACAAGTTGAATGGCACCGTGAGAACTTAACCAATTTATCACTATTAGATAAAATGGAAAGAGCTCTTGCAGACAGAAAGTATAAATATTCAAAATGAATATGCAGTCAGACTTTACAGTTATATCTACACCAGAGCCCGAAGTGGACAGAATCGCAGAGGTTATTAAAAGACTAAGCGGTCCTGCCTTAGTGGAACTAGGTAGATTATTAGCTGATGACTACATGGCGGATAAACTCGCTCCCATTTTAGAATATGAGATGAGGGAGAGAGATAATCCCTTATTAAGAATAAATGATGTACCCTCAGAGGACTAGAACATGCACCCAGCCAATACCATTAAGGTATGCGGTGGACTAGCAAAACAACGAGCGATAGCTACAGATGTTGCAGCCCATTGTATAGAAAGTTTACTACCTAGACACAGAACTCTATGGCTCGAGATTGAATTCCGTAATCTTGGGCGAGACAACGTGCTAGGATATTGTTATAAAACTGATCATCACATATACACATTAGAATTAGATAAATTCCAAAGGGTTTATGATCTTATTCTCACCACGTGTCATGAAATGGTTCATGTCAAGCAAGGTGTGAGGAAAGAACTTACAGAAAGTCATTTAAAACAGTTTTGGAAAGGTGTAGAACATCCTGATAGAGAAGCAAACCACGTTGGGCCTAAACAACCATGGGAACGTGAAGCTTGGGATATGCAAGAGGAGTTGGCTCATTCCTATATAAGGAATACAGGCAATAGTGTGAGATATGTTAAATCAGTGGAAGAACGATGCATGGAATTATATTAGGCGGACACTTAGAACGCGAAGACACAAGCGAATCTAGGAATCAACTAACCCGTCAAGAGGAAAAGGACAAGCCAGACTACTGGCCTAGTATCAAACGTTCAGCAGGTGGACATAGGATAGCCACATGGATAAGAGAACATGACTGGGATATAGAAGTTATAGACTTTTGGCCTGCCTGGAGTCGTGAAGAACTCGTAGAACTATTCGAAAAGAGAGTAAGAAAAGACACAGTTTGGGTGGGCTTGTCTGCTATGTTTCCACTAGGTGGATCAGGCATAAAGAATCAGAACAAAGTGTTAGAGATCATGGATAATATACAACATCTTAGGACACTCTATCCTGACCTAGTCTTTATAGGAGGCTCACAAAACATATCA